GTGGGATTTTGACCAGCCGATTTCAATAGTCGACGGCGTGACCGCTGTGACGCGGAACAGGTCATGGCCACGAACAGCAGACCCTTTAAACCCCTGAAAGAAACACCCATCGAAGCGGTTGTATTCACTGCTTGGTGCAGTGTCGTCAACCGCTATGCATGTGATTAAGCGACCGGCCGTCCGCCAGTAACCTGAAGCAGCGACATCACGAAAAACAGCCTGTGTTCGCCGGTCCATCCAGATCCCGACGTCCCAGTCCTCTGCCAGACCTGTATACGTCTCATCCCGGTAGTTATCCAGACTGGTAGTGCCCGGCATGCCAGGCATCACCCGGATCCCCTCCAGTCCGCCCCCGGCACCTGCCATGAGGTGGATACCCACACTGAATGGCTTTAAGGTAGCCCGCTGAACACCAACAGCATCCCCATTGGTGAAGTTCAGAAGAGCGTATTTTGGAGACAGCTGCGCACTGGCACCAGGCGCACCATATGCAGGGTTAGTAACCACGCCTCCGCCAGTATCCATGTCACTGATATTATCGACGGTACAGTCACGGACGCCCGTACCGGTGAAAAGAATCACCGTTCCATTCGCATCCAGATTCGTCGTGTTATATGCCGTGCCACCCCTACCAGTCCCCACGAGTGAAACCCCGGCAGGCACCTGAATTCTGATTGTGGACCGGTATACCTTTGAGCGGCAAAATACCTTGTCACCGCCCCGGACCAGGGCGGCGGCCAGCGCCCGGTTGATTGCCGCCCCGCTGTCAATCAGCGCATCGCCTTCTTTTCCACCGCGTGCGCCGTAGTCTTCAACCCAGATTTCTGCATGAAGGCGATCGCTGACGGTCTGGGCGGTCGCGCCAGTACCCTCGGCCAGGTAGCCGACAATGTCTGTGCCCTTTCCATCCCCGGTGCCAGCCAGAGCCCCGCGCAGTGTCGCGTCACCAACGCTGAGCCACGCACCAATGCTGATGCCGCCGCTATCTGCAGGTGTCGAACCGGCAGGAACGGTTTTCGGGAATGCCCCATCCCAGCGATAGTATTCACCGGTGCTGGTATCGCGCAGAACCTGGTTAGGCAACGTCAGCGTTGCGCCAGCCTGGAAGGAGTCCATAGTGATATAGCCAAATGCAGCTATCGCCGCCTTCGCCATTGTCTCCAGCCCATGCCAGGTATGTCGGGACTTGCCAAAGCGGTCCTGCCAGATCGCAGCTGTAATGCTGTTAATGGCAGTGTCGAAATTCTGGGCGTTATCGAACAAATCATACGGGCTGGTAGACCCCCGCGGATTCATCGTTGCGTATTTGGTCATGCTCGCTCCGGGCATAAAAAAACCCGCCGAAGCGGGTTAATATTTATTTAAGGTTATGCAACGTCACCGGGATAACTGGCGTCGTCGAACTGATATTTACCAGGATGATACTGAATAGCTGTTACGCTGCTGGTACCGTCGCTGCCTGGCGTTATCTCCCCTACCAGCGCGTCGTATCCAACCCGGGATGACGAGCAGAACAGCAGGCGCGGAGGTTCAATGTAAGGGCTATCCATCTCCCATTCATCCGGGGCCAGCTCGGCGCTGTAGGGAATGCTCAGGGTGAAATCATCGATGCGCGTTGGCACCAGCAACGCTGACGCCCTACCGTCCTGATGGCGGATCACCACGCGCGGATTTGGAAAGCTCCAGTCTGGCGGCTCGCTGAGGGTCAGCGTGATTGCGGCACTGTCCCAGCTCATATCAGTTATCAGGCAGCTCAGCGTCTGGTTGCCGGGAATATCATCGGTGAGGATGATGCGGTCCATAAACTGGTAGCAAAGCGCATCCAGTTCTGTGCTGGTCGTATGCTGCAGGCGCTGTAGCTGGTACCCGCGCAAACGGCGCATTCCAATGCGGTACGCCCGATCCTGATCCACAACGCCTTCCAGCCTGTAATCTTCCACCTTCACAGGCGTGGAATTTCCAGGCTGACGACACTTTACGGTTTCTTCTGCCCAGGTCGTGCCGTTGATATACGTAACATCCACGCCGTCATAATCGTCCTGACTTGGGGCCTTGAACGCGGTCTGCAGCTCTTCAGTAGTCTCCTGGGGGGTGATCATCCCTGTCCAGTTTTTCACCCCCTCCCGTCCGGCGGAGACCAGACCATCCGACAGCAGAAAATACCCCATCCCTGCACCGGTAATAATTTTCAGCACCTCGAGTGCCGACTTACTGTCACCGGTGGCCCAGTCGAACGTTTCCCCGCGAGGGGTCCACCAGGCCTGCTCGAGGGCGTCAATCGCTGCGCGGTCAATCTGTTCCGGGCGGAAACCCAGAGATTCCAGAACGTGATACAGCGCCCCGCTGATGCTGCGGGAAGCATGCCCGTTGTACAGCCGGGTCGGGATGACGTTGACGCGACGATCGGACTGGGCCGCGAGGCGGTTTCCGGTGCGCACCGTCATCGCCAGGGTAGTCACACCGGCATAGCTCCCAGGACGTTTGCTCAACCGAGAGCGCATCGCCTGCCAGTAAAGGTTGTTCACCGTTCTGGCGCCGCCAATCTTCGTCGTGCGCCGCACGCGTACCTCATACTGCGCCGCTGCCAGCCCGCTGATACGCCTGGTATAACCGTGGCCATCTGCGGTTTTGTTTGTGAAGTTATAAACCACCTGCGACCAGGCACCCGAAGAGGCGACATTGCGGTACTGAACCAGAACCCGCACGGTGTGTGACTGGGGATCCCCGTTCTTTTTGTACTGGATGTGGCCGTTAGGGAAAATGAAGTTATTCTCGATGGCAGTCGTGGTTTCTCCGTCAGGGCAGGCAAGGAAGGGGCCGAGCCAGGCATAATCATCATTCACGCCGGTGACCTGGGCATCGAGCAGCGTACGCTCGGTGAACCCCGGCCAGGCCGGATCCACGGTGACAACATCATTACCACTGGTGTCCTGGGTGACGGCCACCCGCTCAACCGTGATGGTCTGATCATCAATATCGGTAATGCGGAACTGGCCGTCGGCATAGCCGATACCGATCCGCTGTACGCCATCAGGGATGCCCGTGAAAGGCTTGCCTGTCGCACTGTCATACGCCAGCGTGATATTTTCCTCAATCGCCGCGGTACCGCCCGTCGAGGCCACCCCGGTAACATCTACCGGAGCGCTGCCGAATACGGAGACCGGAAGAGCGCTGTGACTGATGGCCCCCCCGGCAAACGGGCTGCTTTCCTCGGCAATCTGCAGCCGGCCACCATTATCGCGCGCGATCAGGCCCGAGCCGGTGAGCTGGTTTGATATGGTATTAACCAGTCCGGACATCGTGACGTAACTGGTAATGAGTGAGACAGCATACGTGGTGCCTTTCCAGCCGATCGTGAACGTAACCGGCGTTGCCGTGAAATCGTAAGTAGCGGGCGCGGCACTGGCGGTTATGCTGGCCGTCGAACCACCCACACCGGGCACCGCCGGAACGCCAGCTGCGTAACTGGCGATATACAGATCGTAAGCCGACTCATTAAACGTCACCGAGACAGGCATTCCTACAGTTGGCCGCAGCTCAGCAACATCACCATAAATCACGCTGTACCCGCCGGTATTGGCAACCCGGTAGGAGTTTGGTGCTATTACCGTGATTACTGTGCCAACAACCCAGGCAACCGGGATCTCCGTTTCACCGTCGCTGGCCGTGGCCGCTATCAGGGAAAGGGTGTTACCGCTTACCAGAATGGCATCAGAGATGATGCTGACCGTCTGCGGGCCGGTTGATCCGAGGTCAAGGCCTGCGGTACCCGAAGTGGTGTTCCCGACTTCACCGCTGTTGAACCAGTTCTCAGAACGACTATCGGCCGCAACGCTGGCCCCCGGCGGGTAGACTGTGGCGCTTACATCGCTGCCGAACGCAGATGAAGGCGTGGAACCAATGCGGATCACCGACGCCGGCAGCGCCATGTCGCCAACCCCCACACATAAAAACATGCTGGTCACGTACTTCTTGGGATCGGCGGAATCGAAGCGCGAAACTGGCTGCACAACGTAATCCGGCCACACCTTATAGCGACCAAAAATCTCCCGGATCGGATCGCCCAGCTTTGCCATGTTGGCCTTTGCAGGGTTGAGCTCGAGCTGATCCCCGTTACCGGGCTGGCTGGCGCCGCCGGTCTGCATGGTGCTCATCATGTAGATGGAGTAGGCGGCAGAGGCGACGGCTATTGCCACTGCCGTCCAGACCAGCCAGGCAGGCGCCGCCGGGCCAAACGGAACGGGATACAGGCGTACATCATCATCCGGTGCGATAATCTGCACACTCCACTCATTCGGAGGGATAGACACACCATTCAACTCCAGCGCCACCGGGTGGGTCATGTCAGGCTCCCATCCCTGCACGTTTCTGGCGAACCAGTCGGCAATCGTGGTGCTGGCGTGCTGATGCGACGCCAGCGGTTCGCCTTCGAGTCGGGAGGGATAAATTCGGATCGTCACTTATAGAACTCCACTTTGACGTACTGCCGTAGAAATCGTGCCAGAGGTAAAATGGTCACATTGCGTTTAGGGTTGGCCTCGAGGACGTGCAAAGCGCCATTAACGGTGACGGCGATCCCCAAGTGAGTGACCAGCCCTGCGGTATAACACGCCGCTACCGCCCCCTCTTCTGGCTCGCATTTTTCAATACTGCTAAGGAAGCCGTTGTAGGTGTCATTCATCTGGCAACCCTCGTTGATCACCCCCTCAAACACAGGCCATGCTGGCAGGCCAAGATCGCGACGAACTTCATGAACCACCCCATAGCAGTCCAGAATCGGAAATACACGACCGCCCATCCGCCATGTAACGGACAGGTATTTGTCAGGATTGAACATAGTGATTTCCTACTGCAGGTAACGGAGGCCAGGAAAGTCCGTCAGTGTGTAGCGGTAGCGTGGCCATGCCGTATCGAGAATATTCATGTAGCCGGCGGTGATCTGCACTTCCGTTGCGGTCCATGAACCTTCTTTAATCGCAAGAGTAAATGGGGGTGCAGCTGGCGCAGACAAATCTGAGGAAACATATCTTCGAAAGGTCAGGGATGCATTGCTGAGGTTATCTAGCGCATTACGAATAGCTGTCGACACCACGCCATCGATATTGCTGATGGCAAATTTTAGATCCTGCGTGCCGTCAGAGTTGCGCGCCGGCAACGCTATATCAATCGCAGAACCAGTGAAAGTAGCTTCCGCGCCGTTTTCAAGCTTCACGGTAATATCGTCCCAGCCACGGGTTAGCCAGTAGCTCTGGCCCCCAACGGTGATCTGCAACGTATCGATGATGACCTCAGCACCACTACTGGCATAAAGCCGGTTCAGTATTGTCATGCCTCAGGCCACTCCCGGTTCAGTGCCAGATCGATAATGTCCGAACCTGTTATGAACTCAGGGAAATTACCCCAACCAGGCGGAAGTAAAGGACGTTCGTATAATTCAAGCTCAGCTGAGTAGCGCCAGAAGTTTCCGCCCTCCAGATCTGGACCTTGGTAGATATCCGTAAAGCGGCAAACTTTTGCCGCCTCCCCTCCCGGTGTTCGCAAGTTCATATTGAACCAGGCAGCACCATCGGTAGTCGCATCGCGGTACCAAGCCTCAAACGCCTGAGCCTGAGAATCAGTCAGCAACCAGGAAACAGTTGCTACAGTTGGGGTTGAGGTATAACGCCGACGTTGCCGCGCTCGCCCACTGGTCATTTGCGTTCTGGCTATTGGACTGACAGGACGCAACCCATATCCTTCCTGTAGCGGTACTGGTAGTGCGTCATGCGGATAGTTAATGCTGGTTGAAATAGCCATCAGCGTTTTTTCCTTCCTACAGCCCACCCGCCGTTAAGAGCTTTGGATGCCTTCCCCGTTCCGGCTGCCAGATCGTTGGTGGTCATCTGGTACCCTAATTTCGCTCCACGCATCACTGCACCTTCAATAAGCGTCAGTGTGCGCTGGTCGGGATCACCGTGAATTTCCAGAGGTATGTTGATGTTTGGTGCCTGACCGCCTGTGGATTGCTTACCTACACGATCAAGGGTAGCGTCCAGTTTGGCGCTGGTTTTAGCCGTGGTCACACGCTCACCTTTTTGTAAAAGCCAGGTCCCCGTTTCTGGTACCGAGTCGATACCGTCATGAGCCTGACCTTTAAGAGCTGTGCTGACGCCAAGCATCAAAACCCCTGCGCTGGCCGCTGCTGCTGTAGCGGCTGGTCCTGCAAGAGCTGGACCCACATAAGGAATACCGATCATGGCGGTGAATGCCTGGAGGGCTGCCATGGCAACCTGTGCGGCCGCATACTGGAGAAGAGCTGCGCCCATAGACTGAATGAACGTGGCGGCGAAGTCTTTCACGTTCATCTTTCCGGTTTCAGCCCACTCGACGATCATATCGGTGAGGCTGCTGAAAGCCTGCGCACCAACTTCCTGCATGTTGCTGTACATGTCCATAGAGGCTTCAATCTGCGTAGCCAGTCCTGAAACAAACCCGGCAGTTCCGTCATTTCTGAGCTGATCAACTTGTTGGTAATATTCTTCCTGAATACGAAGACGCTCAGCTAGCGCATCGTTAAGAGCTTCGGTTTCTCGGTCATAAAGGCTTTTTGTTTTAATATCACCAGACTGATATTGCTTTTGAAGATCTGCCTGCTGGGAAAGGAAGTCAGCCTCGATCCGCAGGCGTTCCCGCATACGTTCGCGCGCGTCATCCCCCAACCATCTGCCAGCAATATCGATATCCATTGATGCTTTATCGTTCTGGTTTACTGCCTGCAAGCTATTAACAAACTCTGCCAACTTAAGATTTTCTTCGTTCAGCTTCTTAATATCGTTGAGCCGATCAATTTCAGTAGCGAGCTGGGTGAGTCGCGTTTTTTGCGTCTCGTTCAGGCCAGTTAGTTTACCGTCCGCGATATCAAACTGAAGGCGCTGAAGTTCAGTTACCTCGGTTACTTTCTTGCCAGTCGTATCTATCAGGGCGATTTGTCGCTGATAGGCCAGCTCAGTAGCCTTAAATGCACTTTCAAGCTTTTTAGCTCCAGAATCTGGGGTAACCTTGCCGTTAGTGCCACCTGGTGGGAGAGCAAATGGCTTTTCTCTAACGACAGTGGCAGGTCCAAGAGGAAGTGCACCTACGATTGGTTTGGCAAGCTTATCTCTGGTTTTGATAAGTGTGTTCAGCTCATCATTGAGGGTCTTGACACTGTCATCCTCTCCAGTGAGCCAGGCGAACATTGATTTATCCTGCGAATAAAACCCCTTTCTTTCCTCAAGATTTTTTTGGAGATAAGCGATTCGCTCGTTTACCTGGTCGATATTATTCAGGTCAATTTTACCGCTCAGCGCTGCAAATCTGTTGCCAGTGCTTGCGGCGAGTTGACCAGCTCCAGCTGCGGCTTTAACAAGCCAGCCAGCCAATTGTGCAACTTCCGATACCAGATCTGATATACCCTGCAGGACCACAGGATCGGTTAATACATCGTGAAGCTTATCGAGGGAGTTTTGCAGTGGGGTGAGGTCTACTTTCGCCAGGCCAGCTGCAATCTCCATCTTCAGGCCGGAAACCTGAGCTTCCATGTCCTCGAATAACTGGTTAACTTTGACCAAGTCATCAATAGACGACGGATCTGGCGCTATACCATAGTCTTTCGCCAGATCAATAAACTGCTTCAGTTTTTCATTATTGTTATCGAACAATGGAAGCAGTTTTGACAGGTCGTTGCCCAAGCTTTCCAGTATTGTTGTCTTTTCAGCATTGGTGGCGATTTTACCGAGAGACTCACCAATCGCCAGAAGCTGTTTATCAGGGCTGACTTTTGATAATTTCTCAGCGGACAAACCAAGAGCATTAAGAGCATCTACGGCTTCACCTGATTTATTCAGGACCGCGTCACCAATCTTATCGCCAATATCCTTGAAAATATCAGCCATCTGATCGCCGGACACCCCTGCCTTTTCAGCAGCAAACTGCCATGCTAAAAGCTCCTGAGTTGATATCCTTAACGATTTTGCCCAACGGTCAGTTTCGGTAATCTGCTTGGAAGTGCTTTTCAGCAACTGAAAGCCAGCCGCACCAACACCCAGACCAGCAGTTACGGCCGCCGCACCAATACCAGCCAGAGCAGCACTGGCGGATGCTGCATCATCCTGTACCTGCTTGCTCCACTTTGCAGAGGCGCGTTCTGCCTGATTAAGGCCTGATACAAATCCACCCGTTTTTGCAATCAGGTCGATTGTCAGCGTGCCAAGTGATTTGCCAGCCATGTGAACTCCAGATATAAAAAAACCCAGCCTGAGCTGGGTTTAGATGGGAAACAGCATTTTCATTGCGTATTGAAATTTCGGGTCAACTTAAATGTTATTGATTGGTTATTGGCTTCTAGGATCTCAAGTATCGCTCCCTTGTAGCGAATTGTTTTGGACTCAGAGAGATCATATTCAACCTCATTAGAAAAGGCGGGGCGAGCCAACCCATCAGAATACTCCCTATAACCAATATTTATTTTGCTCCCAACCTTTCCGTTATAGATTAGCGTCTGCTGGAAAGAGCTTTTAACCGATGAATTCAGTTTGACCTTGCTGAACGATTTACCTGTATCGCACTTTGTCCCGTTAAATACGGTGATGATGCAAATTTCACCTGAGTTTTTTAATTGAATATTTTTAACCGGATCGTTAATCATTGGCCTATAAGGTATGACTACCCCAGTCCGGCTATTGATTCCGCTGAAAAACTCCGAATCTCCCTTTTGACCGACTTTAGCGTAGTCTCCTGATGGGATAACATAATAAAAGCTTTCACCAATTTGCGTCGACTGCTCGAAGTGAATGGCATCACTACTTGAGTCTACGCCCTGTTTAACCATTTCCTCGCCAACATATGTTGTTGTTGAAGTATTCAATGGCGGAACGCTAAAGCTCTTTTCCTGAGGAATGTAATTGTAAACTGGAGCAGTGCAGCCAGACAGTAAAAGCGCTCCAAGCGCCAAACCTAAAATCTTTTTCATTAATTGTTCCCTTTGATTGCAATCGGAAACATCTTAACCAAAAAGTTCTTTACTGCAACGGCAAACGCCGATTTGTTGATCTCAATCGACTTCAGAAGGAAAACCCGCAGTTAAGCGGGTTTGGCTGAATAGTAGTTATGCCCGATTTACCTCGTGTAGTTACCTCCGCCCAGACCAAGTAAGCCTACGCCCACTCCTGCATGGCTTGATCCAAAGAAATGGCAGGTTCGTTAATGTGAGGGGCGAAATCACTGACGCGGAATGAAGGGGTATCCTTACCCTTGTTGACGTTCGCCACCACCGACGCGACCATCGCGGCCCCCCACTCTGTCCTCATCATGGGATTCAGGCCACCGTACCGGCTTCGGTATCTGAGCCAGAGATGGAATTCTCTAAGGCTGAGTCGCTCTTGAGCTTCTGCGATTGTCCTTCCCCCGATGCCATTGAGGACGAGCTCGCACCAGACTTCATCTTCAGCCGTGAGGTCGTCTTTCCCAACTCATTCACCTCCTGAATGGCAACCAGGAGCGCCACCGTTAGCGCACCGTCAAGGGCGCCGCGGTCAGGGTCGGCCTCACCAGTAATATCCTTCGCAGTAAATACGGGATTACCAGCCTCATCGCACACTGCAGCCGCGATATAACCAGCCACGCCATCAATCTTACCGGCGCTGGCCTGAATGCCCTGTGTTGCAGCATGATAGCCCGCTGGTCGGATAAACACAGTAGCAGTCAGTTCTTCATCGCCCTGCTTCCATGTAACTTCCTTCTCAATTGGTCGGCCAGTGAAAGCCCCAGCTTCTTTCAGATTATTGAGGGTGAGCTGCATGACTTATTCTCCTTGAATACTTAAGGTTTGCGGGGATTTACCCCGCATATCAATTAACTGCCAGCTTGCGCTTTTGGTACCCAAACAGAAGGGCCTGATCGCTGGACCGTAGCGGAAGTGGCGACTACAGTGTTCGCTGCAAAGTCGAACGGGAAATCAGTCACCTTACCTTTGAAAACAAACCAGGTGCGGTCGTCTGGAAGTGACAGGCCATCTACCGCATCAGGATCGGCACCAGTTGCGGCAGTTGGCTCTGAGTCGCCGTCAGCCCACCCCACCGCCCAGGTCAGATCCTGCTGATTATCAGACTCAGCCAGACTGTGCAGCATAAGATGGCTGGCGTTGGCAGGATCTGCGTTGAGGGTTAATGTTGCCGCAGCCGGAGTACGTAAACCCTTTTTATAGGTACGCGTGCTGCGCTCGCTCAGGCAGGTATCTTCAATCTGGTCGGCGGGGTTTCCGCCGGGGGAAAATGCTGTGATGCATTCCACTTCGCTCACAGCGCCGTTAGCGAGAACAAAGAGCTGCGTGCCTTGAGTCACTACTGACATAGTTATCTCCGGGTATAAAAAAACCGGCTCTGAGCCGGTGTGTTGATGAGTCAACGTTTTACTATCCAGTCAACGTCGAACGAATAGCGATAGCGTTTTGTGTTTGAGTCTTTGTCCTGTCCACCCCAACGTGTGATATAGGCATGCGGTTCAATCGCATCACGTACCGCGGCGGCCACGGCGATCGCCTGGTCTGGCGTATCGGCATACACATCAACCTGCAGCGTAAAAGAGTCTGCGTCAGGGCGCTGGGCCAGGTAGTTCTCGGGAGAGCCGGTAACGTTCTGCCACACCACGTAAGGATAAACCACGTTGTCGTCCTGCTGGCCGAACGGATAGATACGCAGAATGTCACCGCCCAGCAGCGCGACCACTGGCGGGCTGGCGGCGCAGACGCTAAAGATCGGGACAATCATGGAGGTACTCCCTTTTTCGCCGCGCGCTTGATGGCTCGGTCAATAGATTTTTCGTATTCAGTGGCAAATACGTTCACCACTTCACTGACGCTGCTTTCGGCCGCCGGGCGCATGAAAGGCTGCGCACGCACATTCTCGGTACCGAATTCAATCAGTCGCCAGTGTGGCGTTGGGGCGTTTTCACCGAGATCAGGATGTTTTTTCAGGACCGCACCATGCAGCACGCCGATCCGAAAGCCGAGGTTACCGGTGGTTTTGAAGATGCGTTTGTTCCAGCGCATAGCCACGTTTGCGGCAATGCTGCGGCCTGTTAACGGGTCATCAATCCTGGCGGCGTTCGCTTTCGCTTTTTCGACAATCACGTTACCAGCGCGCCGGAGTGCGGCCCGCCCACCGCGACGACGCAGATCGTCACTGATGGAGGATAGTTTCCCCAGTAAACTCTCAACTCCAGTAATGCTGATATCAATGCCGTCAGCCATCGTTAACTCCTCGCGAGCATGGCAGCGTCAGATATTCCCGGCCGCTTTTATCGTCTTCCAGCACGCCCTGAATATCGTAAACGCGTCCACGGTAAAGAATGCGGTGCTTATCCGTGACATCATCACGCCAGCGAATAGTGATCCGTGTGGTTACCTCGCTCTGTCCCGCCTGCGAGGCCACAAAATCGCGCGCAGACAAATCGGTAACGTTGGCCCATAGCTCAGCCATGTCAGCCCATCCATTAACCACCGCGCCGGTAACCGGGCTCTGCGTTTTAACAGGCTTCTGAAGCATGATTCGTTTATTGAGCTTCCCCGCCTGCATGATCACCCCCTGGGCTTGCCGCTGAGGTAAGTATGCTGTGGAAGTTCAGCTTCACTCTCTTCAACTACCATTGACTGGTAGATCACCGCCGTCAGAGCTTCGTTTGACTCTGCCAGTCGGTTCATCGCTGCTGTCTGGGCTGCCATTGTGGTCAGCAGCTGGTTTACCTGTTGCTCGTTCATAGGCGATTTTCATCCACTTTTTTAGCCACTCACGGCGGGCGTCACATCCGGAACAGGCCATCAGTGCCACCTCCGGTGCTGCATCAGCAGGGCTTCAACTCCAAGCGGTAGCTCAGAAGTAATATTGCCGACATTGACTGCTTCTCGGTTTGCGTACCAGTGACCGATAAGTAGAAGCATTGCCGCCCATATGCCGGAAGTGAAAAGGATCTCACGTGGCGGCGTTTCCCCTTCCACTGGCGGCGTCAACGACTCCACCAGCGCGCCGTCGCAGAACTTCTCAACATAATCGACGGCAGCCGATGTGTAGGCCGAGATAAGAGAATCTTCGGTGTCGCTATCAACCCTCAGATGCGTCTTTATCAGCGCCATCTGCTCCGCGCTTATTTCCACCTTTACCTCCGGTTTTGGCTTTTGCAGGCTGCTCAGGATCGGAGGTTTTCGCCTTTTCGGGCTCAACCTCTTCGGCCAGGTGCAGTTTGACCAGCGCTTCGCCGATTTCTTTCTTCACCACGCGGGTTTCGCCCTGGGATACCGTACCCAGGTGATAATGCGAGAACATACGGAGAGCTTTAATTTTCATACATTAAACGCGGCCATTACTGACCGCGCCCTTCTGTTATTCGCCGGAGGAAACCGCAACATCGCCAGTGACGATAGCTGCAGGACGGTAGTGCGCCAGCGCCAGGCGCTCTTCGCACAGAATGGTCAGCATGTTTTTAACGAAGTTGTCGCGATCCTGGTTACTGATCTCGATAGTGGCATCCATGCGGTCCCACACCTGTGATGCCAGGCCAAACGCGCCAACAGTGAATTTACCTGCCGTCTGCGCCGTGGTTGACACTACCGGCAGACCCCAGAGCACTTTGGAGGCAAAGGCCTGCGGGCCGCCCATGATGTAATTGCCATTGGCGTCTTTCAGCAGCGCGATGCGGTGCCAGTCCGCCGGGTTGAGAATGATGCCATCGGCTTCAAACTCACTCAGAGACACCTGATAGATGGCGTGTGCCAGAACATCGGCACCGGTATCTCCGGTCGCGTTGAGTGCGGTTTCGTAGTCGGTCGCCACCACGTTCAGCCCCTGCAGGTTGTCGCCGGTGCCATCACCATTCAGCATCTGGTTCTCTTCCACCAGCGCCAGGCCATACATCATGCGGGAGTTGATATAGGACTGCAGCGCCGGCGCATCGTCCATGATTTGGCGCGACGCCTGGATCCAGTGGGCGATGGTTTTGACGTTAGCCGTTTCTTTGGTGAAGGTGATATTACTTTCCGGCTTGAGGGTACCTTCCGCCACTGGCGCCGCGGCGTTGGTAAACACATTTTCACGCACGTATTCCAGCGCGTTACTGGTGATGCGCCCCTGTGCCAGCAGGTCACGTACGGTCAGACGACGCAGGCCCGGCATCAGGATTCCCGGTTGCTGCTGCGGCAGAACCAGTGCGCCGGCGGAGTTCGCACCAGAGCCGATCGCTTTGTCGAAGCTGGTCACTTTCGCTTTGGTGCGTGAGCCGTCCCAGCCTTTCATCAGGTCTTCGGACACGCGTTCTGCAAAGGATTTCTGGGCGGTCTGTTCAGGCGAGTTGCCAGCCAGCTTCTGCTCGAGATCGAACAGGCGGGTACCGGTGGCTTTCAGTTCATCCTGGGCTTTAGCCAGGTCGGTCTGCAGCTGCTTGTTGATTTCGCCGTTCTGGTTGATGGATTTACGCTGTTCCTCGATAAGCTCCTTCACTTCTTTCTGGGAGTTCTCGATCGCTTTTTCCAGGGTTGCTAATTCAGACATGTTTTGCTCCGTTAAGGATTCCGCAGGTTAGCGGCAAAGGAAGTTATGCGCTGTGCCAGCGCGTCAATGTCGTCGCCGCCGAACTCGCTTCGGCCTGCGGACTTCACGCGGGCGATAAACGCCTGCGCTTCAGCGCGCGTAAGGCCGACTGAATCCCTCAGCCAGGCCTCCGCGTCACGAATGGTTTTAATGCCGTCGATGCTCTTCATGGCGGTTACGCCCGCCAGCTCGTTGGCCGGGAAAGTGCAGACACTGATTTCCCGCAGGTAAGAAATGTTTTTAAAAATGAGGCCGGACGTGCCGACGGTGTAATCGTCAGGGCCGACTGAAAAACCCACCGACATGCCTTCAACGGTGCCATGCTGCATGGCGGCCTTCAGGTCCTCGGCCAGGCTCAACCCGGGAGTGAGTTGCCCGCGGACAAAAAGCCCCTTCTCGTCTTCGTGCATTGCATCCCATTTGCCAACCGGGATGGCTCGCGTCTGGTGGTTGAAGAACATCGCCACCTTGCGGCTCTGATTAGCCACCACACCAGCGAAAGCACCGGGCAAAATAATGTCGCCGTCGGCGTCGGTGTTGTTGAAAACCGAGGCATACCCTTCAAACGTTCCCTTGCTGCCGTCGCCGGTGAACTTGATTTCGGTCTGGTCGAACGCCAGCGTCTTGTGAATATCAGGCATCGTGGCCCCCATAAAAATTAAGCCCCGTCATTGCGGGGCTCTTTGTTTGTTCCGAGGTCGGTAATGGGAACGTTCTGCGACTGGCGCGTCGCGACATCACCGCCAGGCAAAGGCGGAAGATTATCAAGTCGTCGCACTTCGTTAACCGTCCGGATCCCTGTATTAACCATGGTTTGCATGAAGGTGGCGCGGCTCGCTGAATCACCACGAAGCAGGCCATCAAGGTTATGCTCGGCGTGCAGCCTTCCCTGATCGGATTCTTTGACCAGCCAGCGCTCTATGCTGTACTCCCAGCGATCGAGATAGGGTTTCAGGGTGTACTGGAGAAAGCCGAGGTTCTGCTGCTCAATGCCGCTGCCCCATGAAGTTGTTTTTTCAACATCACCAACCAGGTGCGGCGGAACACCATAAAAGCGCGCCAGCTCTGCCACCTGAAACTTACGGGCCTCAAGCATCTGTGCGTCCTGCGGCGATATGCCTATAGGCTGCGTGGTGAACCCACTCTCAAGGATCCAGAGGCGTTTTCTCACCGGGCCACCGGCAATCTCCTTAAAGTTTTCCTCCAGCTGCCCACGCTGCTCTTTTGTCAGCACCTTGCCGTCAGTCATCAGGATTTGCGGAGACTTCGCGCCGTTAGCGAAAAACTCCCGCTGGTTATCTTCCATAGCAATCGCCACACCTGCAGATTTGGCGCTGAACGCCAGCGGCGACAACCCGACCAGCCCGTTAAAGCCGAAGCCTTTCAGGTGGAAGATCTCTTTCGGCTTAAAGTCCACATACTCGCTGTCGCGCCGGTACCGGTAGATGACATTCTTTCCATCAAGCCGGACATCCATATTCGCGCTCATCAGCGGAAGCAGGCTGATGACATCGCCGACGCTGTTACGCTCCACATGCGCGTAGGCATTGCCGTAAGCGCAGAGTTGCATTGTCATCGCCTCGCGAAACTCCAGAGCTGTCATGAAGTTGTTGGGCCTGAAGCGAAGAAGCTTCGCCAGCGGGTTCTGGTTGCTGACTTTCTTTCGCTGATCATCGACAGTTTCAAAAACATCCAGCGGTAACGAGGCTGTTACGGTGGAGATGAGCCGGATGCAGGCCCATACGGTGCTGATCGACATGTTACGTTCATCGCTCACCACCGATTCCCCGACAGTGCCGTGAGCTGATGTGCCCGCCATCTGCGAGCCATTATCCGGTGAGACCAGCCGGCCACCGGTCAAAATCGAGGCCATGCGCGCCCAGAATGGCGATCGCGTTCGCAGGTCAATGCTGTAATCGGTATCTGCCATTTTTAAACGCTCAAAAAGTTGTAAATGAAATCGTTAACGTCGCCCGGATCCTCCACCTCATCACTGGTCTGCGCGCCGATAGACATCGCCAGCGCCACCATGCCGTCGATACGGCCGCTGGATTTGCCTTTCACAAACTTGCGGTTACCGGCGGGGTCGGTGATTACCGTGGCGTTTTTGGCGCACATTTCGAGGATGGGATGGTTGCCGTGCTTCAGTTGCGCGCCGAGCAGTTTGGCTTCCAGCTCCCTGAGCGCAGGCGACATGGAGACAAAGCCCTGGCCGAATTCCACGAACCGCTCGAGCTCCGCCTCAGTGAAACCGGCGTCGATGAGGTGCGGACGAAGGAAACGCATGTTGTAGCGGTCGAACGCCAGCGCCCTGACGTTACAGATATCAAAAACGCGCCGCAGCTCGCGGGCAATAAAGGCGTACTCAATGGCTTTGCCAGGCGTTGTGTTCAGCCAGCCCTGCCTTGCCCAGATGTCATAAGGCACGCGATCGTTACGCGCCTTATCCGCCAGCCCTTCTTCAGGTAGCCAGAATTTACAGTGCACATCGCCCTGCGTTGTGTTGAGCACGAGTGCGGTCAGGTCCGACACGCTGGAAAGGTCCAGCCCGCCCCAGACGGTAGCGCCCGCCAGTTCGCCGGGTTCCTCTTTGTTCATGTGCCAGACGGTCTGGCTGACGAACGGGCTTTTCGCCTCAACCCTGCGGTTCAGTACAAGGTTCTCAAATTCAGCCTGGCGCGACGGGAGGCGCTTGGCGCTGGCGGCCATATCCAGCACTTCTTTCTGGTTCATGAACACATCGAAGGCCGGGTTTGCCAGCCTGATGGCTTCAACAGAGAAAGGATCGATATCTTCCGGCGCGGTCTGGAGGCGCACCACCGTGCGCGGATCGGCACCGGTCAGGCCATCATCAATCAGCAGGCTGAGCAGGTCGCTCGCATCGGGTGCCTGGGTGCTGATGATTACCGAGATAGGGTTGTCCTGAGCAGCGGTCGCGGTTTCCAGCGCTTCATAAAGCGGGTCACGCGGCCCGCGCACCTGGCCCAGCTCATCGTGGGCGACAAATCGCGGCGAGAAACCGTAGGCCGTGGTGGCCTCTGCACTCAGTGCGCGGTAATAAGAGCCCAGCTCAGGGCAGTGAATCTCTTTCGCCGAATCCTTGATCGCCACATACTGCATAAGCACCGGGTTCATCCGGCACATCTTGGAGGCCAGGTTGAACAGAATGGCCGCCTGGTCACGCGAGCGCGCGGCAGAATACAGCTGCGAGTTCGGCGCCGCCTCCGGCCCCACCAGGTAGAGAAGCATCAGCATGGCGGTTTCAACGGTTTTGGCGTTTTTGCGCCCGCGGCTGATGATTGCGCGACGGGTACCATGCTTGTTGTCAAAGATAGCCCTGAAGTCGTCCTTCATGAATTCAGCCATTTTCAGGGGCTGGCCGACGAACTTACCTTCAGGAATAACGATATTTCTTTCGCACCAGAGGATATTCCTCTCGGCTCTTGTCAGTGTTTTTTTAGCCATCAAAGAGCCTTATTCAATTTCCCAGGGCTTTTTCTCCCGCGCCAGATTGTTGTTTGCACGGCCAACAGTTTTTGGATCGGCGGTGGCCTGACGGGTGATGCGAAGACGTGTCGCCAGAGAGGACGCAGAGCGCACTTCACGCTCGCGCATCGTGAGCAATTTGTCGTAACGCTTCAGGCCATCATCACGGGCCAGCCACTCCAGCTCGAACTCTTCAATCTGGGTGGTTAACAGTCGCGCCTGCACCACATGGCGGCAGTACATTTCCAGCATGTCGCGGTGCGTTTCGGTGAATGAGCTGGCCGGGTTGTCATTGACCAGCCGGACCCAGACGTTGATCTCCGGATCGCTCAGGTGTAACGACGGCTGAAGCCTGCTTTCAGCCAGAGCCGGAAGCGAGACAGCCGACGTTGCGGCAAGAGATTTTCTGCCTCGCTGTGCCATCGCATTTTTCCTTTTTTTCTGGACGTTTTTAAAAATGAAACTGGGAGCGCGGTCTTTAAAAGGCTCTCGCCAGAGTTTTACCCTCCCCCCTACCGCCACATCGCCGATGTGAGAATGAATCTCATTTTTCGATGATGCGCAGGTTATCGCGGGAGAGGCTGCTGGGTGCCAGCCGTTCGCCGAAACCGAGCGGGAAAGTCAGGCTGACGGTTGGCAGCGCCTCGCCCGCCGTGTGGCTGAAGGTGATGGCGGTGACGGTTTTAAAGCTCAGGCCATCAATGCTCAGCTCCACCAGCTTGCCATCGCGGTATTCAATCTTCAGATCTTGCATTGCGTCCTCCAGTTACCAGATAACCCGGCCATCATTGTCGAACTCGGTTACCGTGCCGCCCTTCTCCATGCGTTGCTTAACCGAGTCGTGGCAGCGTTTGCATAAACTCTGCAAATTATCCGGGTCATGGAAGAGGATCTCATCACCCTTATGTGGTTTGATGTGATCAACAACGGTTGCGGCTATCACCTGATTTCGCCTGAGATGAAACTCGCAGAGTGGCTGCTTCTGAAGTTGGTGATAGCGGAGCCGGTACCAGCGTTTGGTGTTATAGAGGCGGTGCCAGGGTGAACTGGATGCCATATTCACTCCAATAAAAAACCACCAGCAACAGCCAGTGGCTCACGACTGAAAGACTCTCTTTGAAGCGCGTACGATGCGCATAAAAAAGCCCCGCTGGTGCAGGGCTCTAGGGGACTATTTGAACCGAATTAAATGGAAATCTGGGTTCGTGTTTCAGCATCCAAGAAACCGCGAACTGCTGAAGATGTAAGAGACTTAAGATCAGCCTGAAGGAAAGCTGTCTTTCCCTCTTTATCTTCGGTAGTCATATGCACAAAACGAACACCGAGCTCCCATAACTCCACTCGGAAATGCCCGCCAGGAAAGTATGATTTCCCGATTTCATACAGCTTGCTAATTGTCATTTCTTCATTCATGCACATTTCCTTGCTGTGTTTTTGCACAACAAGATTAGCATTGTCACACATAGTTAGTGAATGCCTGCTGAATTAAAGATTTTATCCCCTATAGGGTGTATTCACAATTTATCCTCTATAGCCATTACGATGGATCTGCCCATGGTGATGGCAATAAAAAAGGCCGCTATTGCGACCTTGTCTTAAGAAGATGAGATTAAAGAAGTTTAATTTTTACGTCATAACCTTCAAGACCTGTCATTGTTTCGCGAGCAACAAACTGAATTTCAGAAACTTCTTTTCCGGTTTTCTTTTGTAGTTCTGAGATTTTTTTTGCTATCAGCGCGGCAATATCTTCTTCTGCCTTTTGCGTCAGAGCTTCAACTTTCATTTTTACCTCTTCTGGTTCATTTACCATTCAGATTCTCCAGCAAGGTGACAATGGTTGATGAACGGTCCTTAACCGTAACTGTATATAAATTATAGACTACCGATAATGCAGATGCTGCATGCTCATAGGATTCGCTAGCAAATTCCTTCACATGGCATCCCACCACGTTAGTTTTGCTCACGTTGATGGCAATAAAAAACCGCCCGGAGGCGGTTATATTCAGCAGGTCAGCATGTTATCTGTGAATGACAAACAGTGATTTGCATTTAGGGCAGAGCAACGGCAGCTCTTGCCGTACTTTTGTGGAGGGGTGGTTCGAGTTATGGCCGCATATCGGACAAGACACTGTTGTTTTGGTCGCCGCTTCAACGCGTTTAAGTGCGTAATCGAAGAATGACATAATTTTTAACCTCTCTAAGAGTAAGGTCTATCATAACACGGCTGGCTACTTTTTAATCACAACTGACCACGCCTTAGCACTTAATCACCTTGTTAATAAACTGCTATCGGTTGGTTGTTTGCAGTTCGCCTGCCACGCTTTGTTATGCGCCAGGATGTCTTTCTTCGTCTGCATATCCAGCACATCAATATCATGATCGGTCAGGTAGATTGGCTTTACCCAGTCACAGGCGGTATCAACTACCACCGGGGCGCTGCCACGAGTCACGCAGCTCGCGATCAACATCATCGCCAGGCATATGGTTAACAGTCTGCTGTACATTGCTGGCCTCTTTCGTTGCTTCAACCCGGCGCTCTGCCACAGCGACCGTGGCCGCGGCGTTATCTTCGGTTCGCTGCTGGTCTGCTTTTGCTTCGGCTTTGCTGGTGCCGCGAACGTGGCCCAGGCCAAAAGCGCCAGCAATGGCTGCTATCACTGCCGCGGCCAGACCGATGATCGTTTCAATACCCATATTGACCTCACACCAGCACGGATTTTGCCAGGTTAAACAGAATGCGGCGTTTATCCAGCCCGTTGCGGCCGCCATTGATGATCAGCGTTACGCGTTCAACATCGCCGGAGTGAAGAAGGCAGCCGCGAGATGCGTAGAACCATGCAGCTGATCGGGCAGCGTAGACATCCTGCTCCAGCAGTTCGGGGTGAGTCACCAGGTCCAGCTTCATGTACAGGCCGCAGCTGCGATAGTTGCTCAGCCCGGTGATCTGTTTCAGACCGCGCCCGCGGTATTTCCATCCATCGCCCGCTACTTGGTTACCTAGGTTCTTTTTGCCCCACTCATTACCATAAACCAGATTGGCGATCGCCTTCTGGTTGGCCGGCTGCGTTGCCGTTCTGCCGAGGGCGGCGGCCTGCTGTGCTGTGATGCGGTGACTACCGAACGTTGGTACCAGGCTTTCAGCCGCATAGTTCAGGTTTTCCACCAGCCGGGTAAAGCCACCGGACTCATGGCCTATCTGTGCGATGAACATGGCCTGATCGAGCGGCGCAGTAATGCCGAACTCTTTCATAGCTGCGTCGATATGCGGATACCAGCGCGCAGCTAACCCGGCGCTGATACCAGCCGCCTTCTGAAATTGTGTTTGGTTCATTATTGCCTCAGATGATCAACCAGGCGCGCAACGTTGCCTCTGACGGCCACCAGCACGGAAAGGAAAAGAACGTTGACCCCAATGGTGGCCCACGATGAATGAGGATAAATGCCGCAAAGGTAGGCCAGTGGCACGGCGCTGTACGTCACAGTAATCAGCCATGCCAGGCGGGAAACCCACGGGCGATGCCGTGAATCACCCCGGCGGTAAAACATCAGTGTAAGCACTACGCCTGCGCAAAGCAGAGCGTTCAGAGTTGCTGTCGGGTCATTTAGTACCACCAGAACCTCCCCGGCGCGTTATCAGCGCCACCAGCGAGCCGACATCCTGGTTATTCAGGAACGTCAGGATTTTGACGGCTAAAGCAGAAACAATAACGGCACCAATGGCGTCCAGAGGTTTATCGCTGTAGCCAGTCCAGTTAGCCAGCTTTGAACCCACCAGGCCGGAACAGAGAATACCGGCGATATAAGACACAACGAAATATGCCATTCGGCGTGCCGCGCCCAGGTCAGCGGCTGTGGCGATGTAGAATACAGCCCCGGCAAACGCGCCAAACACCACACCGTAATCGGTCCCGGTCAGCAGTCCATAAACGCTGGCACCCGCCAGAGTGCCACCGGCTAACCCCGTGCCGGAAATTGGATCGGACATTGGTCCCCCTCAGTGCTGTGAATCCTCTCAATATGAGGGGAAAGAAGGCCGCTGTGCGGCTGGGTATCACTCTGTCAAAGGCCATCGGAATGACCTTTTGCACAGTGTTATTTACTGGATTTAATCAGGGGCCAGAGCAGCGCAATCACCCCGGTCACGAGCACGCCATCAGCAAGGATGGACATCATTTTGCTGGTGAAGTCGATAGCCACCACCAGGAATAAAAGCACCCCTGCGGCGGCCCAGCGGAGATTGCCGATCACAGATACTGATCCAGAGGAAGCTGCAGCGCCTGAGCGATTTTCTTCAGCTGCTTCTCTTCTTCTTCACCGATTCCGTCGTTATCCGCCACATCCAGACACAGACAGAGCACATCAACCGCATCTGAAGTGCCAGCCACGTCCTGCAGCTCACGCAGCGCCTGGGCATTTGCAGAGCGCGGGGAAGCTTCGTAACGAGCGCGAATATTGCTGCTCATCTGCGCGATCTCACCAGCGAATGGGGCGAAAGCCGGCAGCGCAGAGATTGTTTTCTCCAGCACAGAAATTTCTTTTGCGTCGCAGGTGCCATCTGCGTAAGCGATGGAGTACGCACCCCATACAGTGGCCTCGACCGCGTCGCGGTTTTCCATCTTCTTAACTTCCACGACGGCCTTACGCGCTTTCTTTTTAAACATACCGAACATAGTGACTTTCCTTTTAGCGGGTGAGCCAGCGCTCAGGAATGATCGGCCCACAGAGACAGTCACACCGACCGTTCCCTATGGCTCACCCCTGAAAGGCTCTGTGGTTGAATTGCGCCGAGCGTGGCGCGGGACAAAAACAAAAAAGGCCGCCCGAAGGCAGCCTTAGAAATAGATGGTATTGAAGTTGTGGTGCCGGGTGCCTCCCGGTGATTCTGCGCCAGACCACAGAACCGCGTCATTCACCTGCCCTGTCTAGTCGCCCCACCGCATAGGGGGATTCACCACACGGCCACCATACTCGGCACAATCCATAAAAGATAGTTATTAATTTATATTCACTTTTCTGAGCGCAGGTTTTTAATCGTTCTGGCATCTGGCTCTCTGTTTTCTGGCAACCGAGGGTCTAACCTTGGCATGTGCAAAAAACATACAGGAGGGTCAAATGTATAACTCAATTTTAGTTCCCATTGACATTTCCGAGGATAGCCTGACAAACACAGTGATTCCTTTTGTTCAGGCGCATGCAACTCTCAACACAGCCAAAGTCCATTTTCTTACTGTTATTCCTTCGCTTCCGTATTATTCAGCCCTGGGCCTGGCGTATTCAGCAGAAATGCCTGACCTGAAAGAATTCCAGCAAGCTGCTTTAACAAAGCTGGATGAAATTGTTAAGAAATTCCGAATACCTGACGAAAAAATACTAACTCACGCCGTAACTGGTTCACCAAAAGACCAGATCCTTAAGCTCGCAGACATGATAAATGCTGACTTAATCATTATTGCATCGCATAAACCTGACATCTCAACCTATTTGCTAGGCTCGAATGCTGCTGCAGTCGTAAGACATGCAAAATGCCCTGTTCTGGTGGTCAGATAGTGTGTTGTTGCTTACGGTTCATAGTTTTTCATGAAGTACAGTTATAAAAAAACCCGCTCGGCGGCGGGTTTTTGTTCGTGCGGGCGCTAACGACACATTTCAGCTTTCACTTTCATATAAGCTTGGTTGGCCAGCTCTGCAGTTTTGAAACGACCGAGATCTTTACGTTGCCCGTTGACGGTTATAGCCGAACGCCATACACCGCGAGTCTTGCACCAGTTGGCTCCAATCAGCTTAGACTTCGCCCCTTTTCGGGCTTTGTGTCTGTTCTGCTGATTAACAAATTGGGTGACAACACGTAAATTACTCCATCGGTTATCTTTGGGATTACCATTGATATGGTCAACACACTTATCACCCGGCGGCAACGCGCCATCCATATACAAAAATGCCAAACGATGAGCGAAGATTAATTTCTTATCGATCATTATCTGAACATAGCCGTAGGTGTCTACGTTTCCAGCTATTTTACCAGGCGTAGACCGTGAACCAGTACGCTTAATCCAAACAAATAAACCAGTCAAAGGGTCATACTTCAGAACCTCTCTGAGTCGTTCTTGAGTGATACTCATGATGTGCGTTTACCTTACTTTGAAATGAACCTTTGCCGCATAGGAAATCAGCCCGTCGAGGCTCGCCAGCACTAACTGACTTCCTCAAAGGCTCATTTCAAAGGGATTGAATCGACGTGATGAATGCGCGGGCGGTGCGCCGGAAATGCGGATACAAAAAAGCCCGCAACATGGCAGGCTTTTCGGAGTTAATTATCTGTAGGCGATAAACTCCATAATTTGAAGCTTACACGACAACTTCGGACAAAAGCAAGGTTTATGTCGTTAAAATGCTAAATTTTGTAGCCTTCATCGCATAGGGATGTTGCTGACTGAAATTCTCTGGCTGCCTTCCCTTCCTCCTGCTTGCAAACGTCCACTAGCGTCTCGAGAAAAGGTTTCCAGTTGCGAGTCCATGTCCTTACATGCAGATCCGGCAGGCGTTTAAGAATCGCCTTGTGCGCAGCTGTGGAGGGCACCGAAGAAAAGCCATTTCCAGAACAGCGCTCACAGGCTTTAAACACCGGGGCCCCCTTTTTCTTCGTCTCTGCACGGTCGAGCACCTCGCCTTTCCCCCCGCAGCGGCAACGGGCATGGATCACCCTCTTACCTCCGCAGGTACCGCACGTGCGTTTCACCAGCTCACGCTTAATTTTCGGGGCCACAACTTCAGCGCCGTCTGCATCGAAAATCCCAGGGTGCTTGATTACATCCTCGAACTGGGACGTAAAACCGATACCGCCGCAGCTGCTACACGCCGCGCTGGTAGCCGCCGAACGGGAATATTCAGCAAAGGCAAATTGCGCCAGGACCTGCATGCACCAGCCGAGCTCACCACCAGCTGCTTTGCGAACATTCTTTGGTGCCGTTTCCATCGCATAACGGGCCAGCGCCTGCACCGCGAGATGCTCATCTGTTTTGCTGATCCCGGCCTTCCCGAAGAATGCCGCCAGGCCGAAACGTGCACGGCTGCTGGTGGTGCCGATGGCCGCCATAACATCAGTTCCGGTGAGACGATCCGGAGAGGTTCCTTTTACGTCGTCGCTGATATGCATTCCCTGAGGACTAAAATGTTTAAGTGCTGCTTCCAGTTTCATGCGGCCACCTGCTGTTTTTTATAGAAAACCATTTCACGAACCTGATCGCCGTTCATGAGCATGTCGTTAAAGTCCCCATTATCCGGCCAGTAGATACTGACCTTTTCGAGGTCATTTTTTGCCATCAAATTGGCATGAGCACATTCCATAGCAGCCGCTAAACCGGTAGCACTGTTGACGTCACGGTCTGCAAAAATGATGAAGTTCTTCACGCCAGCTGGCACACGGAATTTCTTCATGAATCCGCTGGTCATGGTTGCCCAGGTGTTTACCCCGTAAAGCTGGTGCGCTGACAGGGCTGTTTCGATGCCCTCGGCGATGCCCAGCGTGGTGGAAACTGGGAACATACGGATCGCCACCGAACGGGCGTGATCCAGATAACTTTCTTCCTGAAGTGATTTTTGACGCTTCGCCCCTGATGAATCTTTCAACTGAGCCTTCCTGTTTCCGTCCAGCAAGGTTCTGTGCAGATAGCAAAGCTCGCCCTTGTCATCTGTTGCGAGTGAATACAGGCTCTGGAAAACCTTACCGCCGTAGCGCTCATGATCGTTGAATCTGATAGCGTCCTGCGGGAGCTGGTAGACGCCTCGTGAGCTGAGATACTCAGCGCCGGATGTGCCGCGCAGCGGTGATAGCTTTGAAAACTTGCTGATCACCCTTTTGCGCAGGCTGCCAGCGTTGCTGGTGACCGGTATTTTTTCTCGAGCAAAGGTATTGCCGATCAGCTCGTCGATTTCACGGCAGATCTCATTGAAGGGTTTGCCCTGCGTTTGCGTAACCAGTTTCAATCCATCTCCGCTGCCGCAGGTGCAGATCCACGTTCCCGCCCCATCACGGTCATCAATGCGAAATTTGCCAGTTGAGTCGCATAGCGGGCATTTCCCTCTGAAGTGGTTTTTGCCGGTGATCGGCGGAAGCCCATAATGTTCAAAAATCATGGCCCACTGGCCTTTAGCCGCTGCTGCCGTCTTCATGCTTGTTTCCCTAACTGCTGCCTGATTTCGTTAATCGTGTTATGCGCGTGGCGAATACGGGAAGTCGCAGGTTCTGCTGCTACATCCTGCGGGCGTTTAGCCTTCCCTTTCACAAAGGCGATCTGTTTGTGCCTGATGAAGTTCGAAACCGTAGGGGTGATTTCCATCGGGTAATCACTGAGGCCGTTTGGCCACTCCCCGAAACGCTCATGGAAAGTGTGTTTGCACCAACCATCGCTTACGGGCTTTTTGCCCAGGGACTGACGCTGACGCTGGTAAAACTTAATCTGGCTCCACCAGGCCTGTTTTTCGACCTTTGTGGGCTGGCGCGGCTCTGTGCCCAACTTTTTGAGCTTGCGCCCGGTATCTGTATCGATATCTTCACCGGCCAGTGGCTTGTGGCCGCATTTCGGGCAGACGTAGACGCCAGCTGGTTTCATGTAATGGCATTGCGAGCACTCGTGTGGCAGCTTCTCTTCGCGTTCTTCTGCTGTGCGTCGCGCGCTTTCTTCCATGCCATCTGATTTGCCGGGCAGATCGTCATACTCGATTGAATCCGGATAACCCAGGCGGTGTACGGTGCCGCTGTGATCGAAGATGAGGCAGGACTCTTTGCCCGGCGCGGTGCGCAGACCGCGGCCCAGCGCCTGCAGCCAGCGAATTTCGCTTTTGGTTGGCCTGGCGTAGATGATGCAGCGAACGTCGCTATCGAACCCGGCCACCAGAACGCCCACGCTGACGATTATTTTTGTCGCGCCGGTTTCAAAGCGATGGATGATGGTCTGGCGATCCTCCACCGGGGTGTCGGCGGTCATAACCTCAGCGTTAACACCAGCTTGGTTAAAGCGGATAGTCAGGAAATTGGCATGAGCTACGTTCACGCAGAACGCGATTGTCGGCAGATCCCGGCCATGCTCCAGCCAGTTCTGGACGATATCGCCCACCAGCGTTGAGCCGCACATAATCTCGGCCAGTTGCGCCTCGTTGTAATCGCTGCCGAACTCCAGTGATGGGGCAGTTTTAACGCCTTTCAGATCCGGCTTAGTGGGCGCATAGAACTCGTAGTTGCTCAGGTCGCCGCGCTGGATCAGCTCGCCGATGGTGGTCGGCTTAATGAGGCGGTCATAGTATTTACCCAGGAACGGTGAAAACGGCGTACCTGAAAGACCAATCACTTTCACGCCTTTAGCGCGCAGTCGTTCGATATCCAGCAGGATGCGTTTCTTACGCAGGTGCGCTTCGTCGATAATCAGCAGATCGATGTTGTCAGGGAACACACGGCGAATAAGCGTGTCGGCGCTGGCAATCTGGATTTTCAGAGACGGATCGTAGTTCGGATGATCCGCCCAGATATAGCCAATCTCATCACCCGGCAGACCATATTCGACAAAGCGATTAGCCGTCTGACCGATCAGGATGGTGTATGGCGCGCAGAACAGAACGCGCATGCCGCGGCTGACGAACCCGGCAACAATGAAAGCGGCCAGTCCCGTTTTGCCGCTGCCGGTTGGCGAGTACACCATGAAGGTGTCGTTTGCCTTCCAGTCCCGGCGCAACATGTTAAGCGCGCGTTCCTGTGCAAAATTCGGTGTGATCGTCAGCTGCATTGTGCTGCCCCCGCGGTGATGAGATAATAATTCTGTGATGTGGTGTTCATGGATTCCCCTCACATGGCTGGCGGCCTCCCCAAAGGTTGCCAGCCTCCCTTCTGAATCAGCTCCCCTGAAATTCACTCTTCCAGGAAGAACCTTGCTCGTTTCTCTGCGCCTTCAGCTTTCGTACTACCTTGCTGATACGGTCGCATTTTTTGATTCAGCCCTTAAGACTGAGACCTACCTAACCAATGGATCTCGCCTGTTGGAAAAGGCCCTATTCCTACCCCTACACCCAATCCCCCCTTACCCCCCTTTCCCTCTTCCCCATAAAAACGTACTACTTCCCTAGTACATATGAGGAATTGGGTCAGTTGGTTGCCAATCTGAACAGGCACCTTTAAGCCTGCTTCTGTTCGGGTACCTTTAAACCCGAAACAATCAAGAACGCGCTTGCGTTCTAGCTAGGGGCGGTTCGGCGGTATACCCCTGTAATGCCCTGCCGTGATTCCTTACGAACAGGCGAAGCCGTGTGTTTGCTTCGTGCCTTGCCCGGTTCTCCTTGCGGTATGAAACGGGCTCAGCTTCAAACGTTTCCTGATACACAGCTGCATAGCGCTGAATGGCTTTTTGCCGTACTGCTGGCGTCAGGCTTAACAACTGCTCTTGAATCCAATCTTCATCTGCAGATGCATACGCAGATGGGAGCAGACCATGATCAGGCTTCATCCCCTGCAACATCATCGGCAAATACCTCGTCCAAACTTGTATTCAGACCAAGCTGTTTAAACGCGCTGACAATCCGCTTACCGACTGAAACATCAGGAATTCTTCTTCCTGTTTCGTAGTGACTAACGGCCCCTTGAGAGCTATCGATCAGCGTGGCCAGCTCCCCCTGAGTTACCTTCGCTTTGCGTCTAAGGCTCTTGATTCCACTCATTTGATTAGTCCCGCACAAATAATACATAACGTACTATACACACTTACAAGAATAATACAAAATGGAAGTTGCTCACTAAATACGGAATGTAATAATCATGACTATGAAACAGCGATGGCAGGACCTGGCCAAAACCAGGATGAAAGAAGTCGGCATGACTCAAGAACAGCTGGCAGAGGCGCTCGGCATAACGCAGGGCGGGCTAGGACATTGGTTAAATGCCAGACGTGAACCGAATCTAGAGGTTATAGCCAAGATTTTTAACATATTGAAAATGCCGGGCTTCGTAGTAAACGCTGACGGCACGGTCAGCGACTCAAGAGCCGATCACAATGTGATTTTTAATAGCATTAACGAATCCAAAGGAAGTTACCCTGTTATAAGCTGGGTGAGCGCTGGAGACTGGATGGAAGCAGTAGAACCGTATCACCGTAAAGCGATCGATCGATGGTATGACACAACCGTTGAATGTTCTGAGGATTCGTTCTGGTTAGACGTGAAAGGCGATTCCATGACCTCACCAGTAGGACTGAGCATACCGGAAGGTATGGTAATACTTGTCGATCCCCAAGTGGAAGCAATCAATGGAAAATTGGTTGTAGCGAAACTTGACGGTGACAATGAGGCTACATTCAAGAAGCTGGTTATCGATGCCGGGCAAAGATTTCTAAAACCTCTCAACCCTCAGTACCCAATGATCCCTATAAACGGCAACTGCCGTATTATCGGCGTTGTAATAGACGCAAAAATCACCAACCTCCCGTAAACTGGCCGCGAAAGCGGCTTTTTTTTTGCCTTCAACTTCCCGCGTATAACTAAAAAACCTTTTAAAACAGAATGATGTAAAATAATACACTCAAATAATCCATTTTGTATTGATCTTATTTAATACGTTATGTATTGTTTATGCATTGGCGAATTAATGGAGTGCATAAGATGAGTACAGAGAAGTTTTTTCAACTTGTAGATATACCTGATTACCGTTTCTCTTCTGACAAAGAGAAATGTCAACACATTGATTTCGACAAAATTGCTACTGATTGCGATACAAAAACAATCTCTATTTTAGAAGCCATCAGTCATATAGGTGTTAGCATAATGAGTGAGGTTGAAGAAAAGAATTTAAATAAAAACAAAATAATGATGCTATCTGGTGTGATTGCAGATCTCGCGGAATTAGCAATGGCTACAAATAAAATAGCTAACTCAGCAACATATTCCTCCGGTTATAAGGATGCAGAAAATGTCTGATATCACTTTGCAAAAAGCGGCATCAAAGGCTTATCAGGCTGAGATTGTTGCGAGAATGCTTGAGAGCCATCCTCATAAACTGACCGACTCAGATGTAGAGTCCATCGCATCACTTTTGGCAGATCTAATTGGTCCAGTGGCTGCATATCTTATTGATGAAGAGTGCAAAATCCCTGCTTAAAAAATAAATTAATCATTTTAATTACAGGAATAATCCTGGGGATTCCTGCAGTCAAATTAAGGTGAATCATGACTGACCGACAAGCATTTAAAACAGCCCAATTATTTAGCTCAATGGGTTATTGGTCTATAGCCATGCTTTATTTAAAGAAAGCTTATGGTAAATGAAAATGAAAAATTTAATTAATATTTATCGGCGTCGAATTCTTAAAGCAGCACTACTCCGTCACCTGCGTAAGACAGGTAGCAATTGCATCATTATTAATCAGCCCAAAGGCGAAATTAAAACAATCGAATTAACAGAGATTCTTCTCGATGGCCTATTAAGCCGATTTGAAAAACAGGCCGTGGGCGAGTTCGGGAATATTGAAGGGGTTAAGGCGGTCAGGGGAATTTATAGCAGCGCCGTAGATGTGAATGGCCGCGGTGAGTTCCTGACGGAAAGCGGCAAAGAGTTAATCGACGATCTCATTGCAGAGCTGGTCGATTTTGCCAAAAAGCATAAATCAGCAGTAGCGGAGGGTCAGCATGTTAAGTCAGCAAAACGTTAACCCGGGTGTCCGCCCGGTTCTGAATATCGATCTGCATGTTCTGCCTGACTTCACTGGCCGCGTCGTTCTCTACATCGAAAACGGGCAGGTGAAGTGTGATCGGCGGCTATCTCCCGACGAACACATCTGCGCTTTGGACACGTTTATTGAAATGGCTCGGGATATGGAGCTGCGGATCGCGGAGGTGAAAGGTGGCCCTGACTGCAATCCGAATTCCTGAGTGGGTACATCTGAAAGCGGCCCACGTCCTGCGCCAGTTCAGAGCCAGGCGAATTCACCCCTGTCGCATGATCGGCACCGGGAATCTGAGCCTGAAGGTAAATCACCGTTGGCGGCTACTATCCCGCGATGGCGGCAAGAACTGGGAAGTAATGAGCCATGAGACCTATAACCGGGAGAAAGACAGATGACTGACCATGATAAAGAAAACGTGAAACAACTTGTTGCTCGCCTGAAGGAAATCCAGAAGCAATCCGACGTAACGATTCCTGGTTGGATGCTTGACGAAAACCGCTATGGCAAAGGCTCCCTTACTTTAGAAGAGCAGCATGAGTGGGCTCAAACCGTCGTCCATTCCATGCGCGGTACGGTCGCCCTGCTTTATCTCATCATCTGCGAAAACCGCTGGGGACTCCGTGACGGGCAATACCAGTTTAAAACCGAGGAGTTTACTTTCGGCTTAACCCGGGAACTTATTGAAAATCTGCTGATTAAGCATGTGGAATGCGCACTGATCGAGCACAAGCCTAAGGAACGCTATCTGGCTGTTTACCAATTCTACTACGCCAACGATCAGCGCCTGAAAGAAGTCGGTCATTCGTGGTTCGCAGAGTTTCTCGACGAGATATTTGTAGATCTCGCTGCCCAGTTGCGCACCGGTAAACAAATGCCAGCCAACCACGTTTTGCATTAAGGAGCAATGATGATGGCAATGAAAGCAGAATTAGCACCAGTAGCGGCCCGTGACCTGCAGATTATCGAGTATCGCGGTCAGCGAGTTGTGACCACTGAACAGCTGGCGGCAGGATATGGCGCAACCGAGCAGATGATCACCAACAACTTCAACCGCAACAAATCCCGGTTCGTTGAAGGTAAACATTACTTCAAACTATCTGGGGAAGATGTCGAAATTTTGCGCAACTCATTTAGAGGTGTGCAAATTTCGTCAAAGGCTCGCTCGCTCACTCTCTGGACAGAACGCGGCGCGGCCAACCACGCGAAAATGCTGGAGACGGATCAGGCGTGGGGGTACCACGAGGACCTGGTGGAATTCTACTTCACGCAGCGTGGCACCATCGCTTCACCGTCAACACCGCTGACACTTAGCCGTAAAGAACTGGCGCTGATGATCATTGAAGCCGAAGAACGCGCCGAAGCCGCTGCACTGGAAGCCAGGACCCTCAGCGCCACTGTTGAAAGCCTGGAGAAGCACTTCACCAAAGGCATGACGATCCCGGCATTCAGCAAGGCGCTGAACGGCGTCAACATCAACAAAATGATGTGGTGGGCGTCCGAGCGTGGCTGGGTGTTTAACGAGCAACGCGACCCAGAGAAAGATCCGCGCTGGCGCGTAGCCTCATATGCCCGCGACAAATATCTGACTGAAGACCAGACGCAGATTACCCCGCACGGCAAGGATGCTTTCACGAAGTTTACGCCAGTACTGCTGGAGAAAGGCTGCCACCGCCTGTATCAGCTGTACATGAAAGGTGAGCTGCCAATGAAAAAGACCTGGAATGGCGCGTACCTCCACGATAAAGCGATTTATAACCCGGAGGGACGCTAACATGAATAAGCAATTCTGGTATCCCGCTGGCTCACCGGAGGAAGCCCACCAGCAGGCGCTGACATGGGTGTGTGATGCCTACTTGTTCCATCTGGTCAGTCTGCACCGTCGCCCGGTATATCGTCACCAGTACGGTGATATTTCGCTAGACCAGCCGTCGCTTAATGGCTTTATCGACTCGTATCTGGAAGAAAAGGGCTGGGATTTAGATCGCCGCCGCGCACATTACATCAACATGCTCGACCTTATCCGTTATATGGGTCGAAAGAATTCAGACTTCATTGACTGGGGAACCGTGCCATCACTAACGCCCCGCGGATTGTGCTGGATGAACGCCTGTTTCTCGAGGTTGGGAGAAATGGTCAACAGCTGCGGTGGTTGGGAAAACTGCGTCGAGAAAAAAATGGAGGGTACTAATGCGTGATACTGCCGATGTCGTTTTGCTGGTCCCGAATGATTGGGTAAGCGAAAAGGTGCTGATCGCGGTCACCGGGCTCAAGCCCGGAACCATCCTCCGGGCCAGAAAAGAGTGCTGGATGGTCGGGCGGGAATACGTGCACGTTTCACCGGACGGAAACCCAAAACCCTCCAGCGAGTGCATGTATAACCGGAAAGCGGTTGATGCATGGGTCGCCTCGATGAAAAACAAACAGCCAGGGTGATTTGATGCCATGAAAAAGGTAATCTCATATCGCTCTTGGGCGTCTGGAGGAGTTCATGGATAAAGTCATATATCCAACAGGCGTCGAAAACCACGGTGGCACATTGCGCATCTGGTTTAATTTCAAAGGTAAACGTGTCAGGGAAAGTCTCGGTGTCCCTGACACCGCTAAGAACAGGAAGATCGCCGGGGAACTGCGGACGTCGGTATGTTTTGCGATCCGCACAGGCACATTTGAGTATGCGGCACAGTTTCCGGATTCCCCTAACCTCAAGACTTTTGGGGTGGGTAAAAAAGAAATTACAGTGTTAGAGCTTGCAGAAAAGTGGCTGGATCTGAAGAGAATGGAAATCTGCGCGAACGCACTCAACCGTTATGAGTCAGTCGCAAGGAACGTGGTGCCCAGGATCGGGGGAAATCGGCTGGTGTCAGCAGTGACCAAAGAGGAGCTGCTGTATATCAGGAAAGATTTGCTGACCGGTCACCAGACGCCAGTGAAGGGAAAGGCCCCGGCGAAGGGCCGAAGTGTTGTCACCGTGAATTATTACATGACAACCATTGCCGGAATGTTTCAGTTTGCCGCAGATCACGGCTACGTAGAGGCAAACCCGTTCGAGGGGATGAAGCCTCTTAAAAAAGCCAGGGCAGAGCCAGATCCGCTAACTCGTGACGAATTTATTCGCCTGATCGATGCATGCCGGCATCAGCAGACGAAAAACCTGTGGTCACTTGCAGTTTACACAGGGGTACGTCACGGGGAGCTGACCTCCCTGGCCTGGGAGGATATCGATCTTGAAGCTGGAACAATAACAATCAGGCGTAATTATACAAAACTGGGCGAATTCACTCTACCGAAAACTGAGGCGAGTACAAACAGGGTCATACACCTTATCCAGCCCGCGATCAGCGTCCTGAGGAATCAGGCGGAAATGACCAGGCTTGGAAAGCAGCATCACATTGATGTGCAGCTGCGCGAGTACGGCAGAACGGAGAGCCACGACTGTACATTTGTCTTCAACCCTCAACTGGTCAGAAGATGTCAGCATGTCGGGTTCATCTACAAAGTCGACTCGATAGGTGATTTGTGGGATGCAGCGGAGAAGCGAGCAGGGATAAGGCACAGGAAAGCTTATCAGTCGCGTCACACGTATGCGTGCTGGTCACTGTCAGCTGGCGCTAACCCCAGCTTCATTGCCAGCCAGATGGGCCATGCGAGCGCCCAGATGGTCTTCAATGTGTACGGGGCGTGGATGGCTGACAGCAGCAGTGAGCAGATCGCGATGCTGAATCAGAGGCTTGCGAGTTTTGCCCCACAGATGCCCCAAAGCCTGCAAAGCAGCACCAGAGCATTATTGAAATCAGTAAGTTAA